CCGGTGCAAACCGGACCATGCTAACAAAGCCGCGTTGGCGACTTTGCTTTGCATGCGTGGGTCAATATCCCTAGCATCTGAGTTAAGTTCCTTAAGCGCCCATTTGGACGTTGCGTAGACTTAGTAGATATGATGACCCACTCCATTCGCTTGGGGGACTAGCAAGCGTGTGTTCACACCTCACGCCCTAGGGGAAAGACGTCTACGACCTTGCGCAACGGCAGGTCGGGTAGAGGTCGATACACTGAGGGAGATAGGTGGTTGGAGGGGACGTTGTTCCTTCCGACTTCCGAAATGGGAAGCAGTCACATGAGAGAGCGGACACCGTAATCCGAAGTGGTTACAGCAAAGGTTTAGAACCCTTTGTCATACCACTTCGTTGGTTGCAACCGTTTAGGGCGAACCCCAACTCAAGTGGTAGTCCTTAGTACCATGGACCCTGGATAGGGTGAATAGTCCAAGTAGTAGCACTTCGGTGCTCCCAAAACGGGGTTAACTACGATGGTCGGTGATCTGGAGGCGGTTAGCCTCTTCGGAGGTGAGACTGATTAGTCCAGCCGGTGGCCATATCAAAGGACATGGGAAACGGGCTGCTATGCGTGATCAGGTCCCGGGGTCGAACTCGGTGTTGCTGATTAGCTACCTGAAGCCTGATTGGTTTTTTACTCACCAACGCCTTCCAAGGCTGGCTGCGGCCCTCTAACGAGGAAACCGAAGTTTAAGAGTACTTATAATAACTAACAGTGACAATAAACACAAACATCAAGCGAACGCTTGGTCGTGCGTATTCTCGACTGCTAAGTTCTTATTCGTCTCTTAATGCCATGCTCAAGGTAAAACTTGGGCGTCCAGCTGTGGTACACGTCTTAGGATGTATATCACTTCTGGGACGGAGAGTTAACCTTTCAGTTGTCAAGGTAGTAATCACTACGTTGGCCGCTTACCATCGGCTGTATAAACATGGAGGGATCAAGTACCTTGTGATTTATCTCAAGGCTTGCCTCTCTATGCTCCAGCAGGCGGTAGGTGGACAACGACTACACGATTTGACGCCCTTCGGGGCCCGAGTCGGTCGATCGCATGGGGGGATCCCTTCAATAATTCCCGCTCTACATAGAGCTCGTATTCGATCTGGTTGTACTTGGACGATCCGCTTCTGGTCAACTTTATTCGGGTTATACCGAGTATTAGATTTTCCAGGAGTGGTGAAGATAAGTACGATCACCAAAGAATACGGAGGAGACCCTCTTGTGACATACGAATTTAGTCAATTCGTATTCAACCACTTCATCCATGTGTTGAAGAAATTGTACCATGAAGATGGTACGATAACTGATGCACTTTGGAATGAAGAGGGCGAGGGCCCCCTTGAGTTCTTGAAGGGACTCCGGGCCAAACCTTTTCTGATTTCTAAGTCTGGACCCTCTGTGCGTGGAAGCAATGTTCCGAGCGGTGCTCAGAATACGTCTCCAGCACAGATTCTGGCTTCGGCATACACTTGGTTACACAGCCCTCTTTATCCAATCTTAGAAAATTGGTGTAAGATGACTGGAAACCAGTGGGTGCTGAACAGAATTGAATCCTGGGCCAAGGAGTTGTGGGTGTGGGAGGATTCCCTTCCGCTCTCATCGGGCGGGCCGAAGTGCCCGTTCGAAGCAACTAATTGGCTCGGGAAACTAGGGTTCAAACCGGAACCAGCGGGGAAGGTCCGGGTGTTTGCCATGGTGGACCCATGGACACAGTGGCTCTTTGATCGCCTTCATAAAGCGATCTTTGGGCTACTGGAGCGAATACCACAGGATGGGACATTCGATCAGGAGCGTCCAATAGGGAATTTGTTTACTTGGAAGGAGGCTGAAGAGAAGAAATTCTCCAAGCCAATCTCCTTGTATTCATTTGACCTGTCGGCCGCGACTGATCGTCTGCCTATCGTACTTCAGAAAGTACTACTGTCTCCCTTCCTAACAAGTTGGGGGGCAGAACTGTGGGGTTGCCTAATGGTAGGCCGGAAGTATCACTGTCCAAAAACCTGGCAGCCCCAAGGTGGTCCTAAACAGACCATCTCGGAGCTAGGTTATGTTCAGTATGCTACCGGTCAGCCAATGGGTGCGCTCAGTTCGTGGGCCATGCTGGCTTTTCTCCATCATGCGATCGTTCAGTGGTCTGCTTTCAGAGCAGGTGTGATTACTCCCACTAAACCATGGTACGCGGGCTACGCCGTTTTGGGAGACGACGTGGTCATAGCGCGTGACTGTGTGGCTAAAGAGTACGCCGGGATAATGACATCGTTAGACGTTGGGATCGGGGCGCATAAGTCCCTGATCTCAACAACGGGTAAGGCGATGGAATTTGCGAAGCGGAC